TGCCCGTTAGTGACGTAAAACCCGTCGTCAGACAAAAAGAAACTCGACCCGCCGTACTGGATGATCGAGTTCGGCTCAAGACAGCCAAGACCCCGTGAAATCGTATCGAACTGGAAAACAAGCGGACTACCAACATAGGACATCCGCACCACCGCGCGATCCATAAAAACAATACCATACTCACCACCAGTCAAACCCTTTACATGCCCACCGTCTGGGATGTCTTGGTAGTCAGACTGTGTGGTTGCCGATGGCGTCCAGTCTGTCTCATCACCTAACGCGCACCACTCCACGCGATTAGGGTAGATCGTTGACCCGTTATTAAATCCTGCAACCACAAAGTCTCTAACCGTGGTTACATATCTAGACTTAGGCGCAGCAGCCCCAAGGTCTACAAAGGCCGTGGACGAACCCATGAGGTAACCCTGGAGCCTGTCACCACCGTTGGCCGCAATCACTCGATTACCAAACTGGGTAAAGCGCCACTTCTGATCTGATGGCGTTGTATAACCACCTGCCTTAGAAACATTCGTAAGGTTGAGGTTCGTCTCTAGCTTGAATAACTTGGTATCACCACCTGAAAAAACAGTTACCGCTTCGCTAGGGGCGGCGGCAGCAACAACGGCATTCAAGACCTCAGAGGCAGCATTCGACCACTCAGAAGGCGAAGATATAGGGCCATAACCAACTTGCTGAGGAATGACGTTCTTAGCGTCTACAAGCGCACCAGCAACCCCAGGTTGATCTGGTAGCCACTCGCCAAAGTTCACTCTCATCGCTTCGCTACCGTCATGGTTAGCGGCACACCTGAATACTGACTCTCTTCGTCAGACCTTGTTAGCGAGAAGATCGCGCGATCATAAAGCGTACCCCAGGTTTGTAGCCTAGGATCGTTCATCAGGTAAGGTTCTGCTTCGCCTAATGACGCGTAGAGAAGTGCGTCCGGACAGGTCGTAAGCCAGAGATTTGACGTGTTGCCTGTAGAAAGAAACGTAGGCGCGGCGTAGTAGAGGATCTTGATCGTGTAAGTACTGTCAGGAATTGGGGCAAGTTGAATCGTAGACCCAAGGATGGTGTAGAAAGCCGGTACACCACTTTCGTTCGTCCTACCGTTCCGAATAAAGATGTTCGGCGTTGCGAACGTAATAGGGAAGTCGGGGTCAGAGTCAACGTACACATCCCTTGCTTGCAGGAAGTCGCTAGGGATGTTAATTGTCGCAACTCCACCGGTCGCCGTAACCGATGTTTGCGTAAGCATTTGCCGCAAGCGTAGATCTCTACGGAGTCGAATCTCTGCGAGTTGGATGAAGTCAGGGATCGCGGAAGTAAGATCATCTCGCGAGAGATAGTTAGCTATCGTTGTCTGTAGATCGCTGTAAGTGCTTAGGGCCATATTCGACATCGCTCCACCGGTATTCGTGCGTCCCGATGTGTCCTATTTCGAGGCTCAATTCGTGATCCACGAAAGTCTTTATCCCGTGGTCTAAGGCTTTCACGCAAAAATGCACATCTTCGCCAATTAGACCACCCGCCCCCCATACTACATCAAACCAAGGCTGCGGCATAGCCTCAAACACAGACTTATGGGTTAGCACAACCCCAAAGCCTACAGCGGTCACCTCTTCGATACCTTTTTTACCTCGACTCTCAATCTTCTCGAAGATCTCTTTATCCTCGTGAAAGTTGATCGCTGTCGGTAGAACGGGTTTACGCCTCGTGACTGCATTCACCCCGACGATCTTTTGTCCGTGTGCTAACAGTCGTTCTAACGTGTTCTTGGGGAACCTCATATCTGAGTCCACCCAAAGAATGTACTCAGCACCATCTGCTAACGCTTCTTTGGCTAACGACTCTCTCTGACTGAAGATAAGAGTCCCTGGCGCGGTATACAAGAGGAAAGACCCTCCTGTTGTCGCGCACCTATTTGCCCCGTCATACGCTGCCAGTCGAGCCATATCGAAGGCAGTCCCCGTCATCATCGTGTCCCGACATGGAACACAAAAGGCTACTTTCATACTTTCCCTGGTCTAGTTCTGAAGTGTCTGTTCTCTGGGTCGTTCATCCACGCCCTGAACTTTTTTTCGTCTGCGATAGCAAAGCCTCGCATGATCCCTTGTTTGTTTAGATCGTCAACCACCGCAAAGGGTAATTGAGCGTATCGAGTCCACTCACCCCAACGCTCGCGCTCATCTGTTGCGTTATAGAGTGCTTTGTTCTGCTCGACAATATCCGTGATGTCTTGAGTTCGCTCAAAGACATATTGGTCGTCGGTTGCATGAAATTTAGTTTTGAGCATAAAAAAAGGGAGGTTGTTACGCCTCCCTCTTTTTTACCACAGTTTTTGTTACGCTGTCTTGAGGTCAGCCAAGATACCGTGAGCAGCCTCGTTACGCATCTCCATCGTGAACTCAGCAAGGATCTGAGTTTTCTCGGAGTCACCAGTCTTGGCAAGCTCGTTGGTCTGGAAGGGACGCAGATAACCAACTGCTGCGTATTCCGGATCAAGGATAAACGCGTCACGGCTACGAACGAAACGATCCGGAACTACAGAGATCGAACCGAAGTCGCTGAGGTACACATCAGCCGCGCCGATGATAGTCGTCGGTGCGTCAGAAGGAGCCATGTAACGCTGCGCTGCGATACCCGCGAAGGCCGAAACGGTCTGCTTGAGTGCAGGGCCAACAACGAGGATCTTGGGGCTGCCGCCAGAGGTGTAAACCTGCTGGACGCCATCCTTGAGGATTGCCTCGGTAAAGGTACGGGTTGTACCGTCTGAACGGGTCGAAACACCGATGGTGGTGGGGTTAGCACCGTCAGTCGTGTTGTAGTTCGAGTTAGTCTTGAGCCAAGACAAAAGCGAACCCAACTTGCGAGCCGTGGACGAGTTACCAGCACTGCGACCTTGGTTAGCGGCAAGAATGGTCTCTTGGTCACGCTTGAGCTCTTGCGAAGCCTTCGAGAGTTGATAAGCCTTCTCTGCGCGGCGGCCAGCAAGGTCAACGGCCATCATCGTGCCTGACACCTGGATCGTCTTAGCAACGATCTGTGTGTAGTTACCGAGACGAGTCGTCGGGCTGATGGTTGCTGCTGTTGCGTCGTCACCTTCAACCTGTGCGTTGTTGGTTGTTGCTGCTGCCAACGTGTCGGTCTGCCACTCGTGGTAGACAGCCGTTGCTTTGGTGCGAGCAAGCGACGAAAGAATAGGTGTTTCGGTCGGGCTGATGTTGTAAATAACATCGGTTAGATCTTCACGCTGACCGATAGCCGTGAAGGTCTGGAATGTACCTGAAGGAACAGTCATTTCAAACTCCTAATTACAAAAATCTTTCAAAAACCCTTGCAGCGTCTTGTCGAGAGCCAGTCTTTCTAAGTCGCGCAAGATCCTGTTTTGCCGCTTCTGTTGCTATGGTCTTACCCGTGGCATTACCAGCCTTTAGCATCTTGGGAGCCTCGGCAACCTTCTTGGTTACACCAGGCTTGGCCTTTTGCAATTTCTGGTACTGACTTGCCATCCACAACGTCAACACAGCGCGAGAGTCTGTTGCATTTGATAACTCTGCATCCGAGTAACCAATACTCTTTGCAAAGCTACGAAGTTCAGAGCGAACCTTCTCACCCTTCTCAGGGTGCGCGTACTCAGGGATTGCCTCGGCTACCCTTTTCGCTTCTTCGGCTAAGTGCTTCTCAAGATGCGCCTCACGCTCTGCCTGTTGCTCTCTTGCAATGCGTTGCTGTTCAGCACGAATCTGTTGAATCTGCTCTTTTTGCCTAGTCTGCTCTGCGACCTTGACCGCATACGCAATCGGGTCGGTTTCCTTCAAACTTTCAATATCCTCGCCACGCATTTGTTGGCTTAGGAACTGATCCATAGCCTGCAAACGCTGAGAATATGCGTCTCTCGCCTGCTTTGCTTGCTCTACAGCGGCCTTTTCAGCCTCTACAGCCTTACGCTGCTCGGCAAGCGCGTTAGTCTTTTTATGGTAATCCGTACCCTTTTGGTAGCCCTCGATAAGTTCTGAGAGGGTCACTTCACGCTCTTCACCCGCGGCTTTCACCGTAAAGCGTGGTTCCTCTTCCTGAACTTCCTCTGCTGCTTCCTCATATTCGGATTCACTGGCCGCAACCTCTTGTTCTTCCGATTGGTCTTGAACTTGCTCCGGAGGAGGTTCGCCACCATTCATTAGACCCAAGAAGGCATCTGCTGCCTGTCCCACTGTTAAGCTAGTCCCTTGCGGGTTGCTGCTTGCCATACACTAACCTCTACTTAAAAATCTTAAATCGTCTCTTCACTATCTCGCCTTCGGCGGCAACAGATTCAAGACGCGCCTTAACCTGACGCACTGCGCGAATTGCCACGTATGACTCTTCGCGTAAGTCAATGTCGTCAGGATTACTATTGATGATACGCTCGATGTTGTCTTTTTCCAACTCATCGAAGATTTCCGTCAGAAACTCATCACCAAGTAATGCTTTTGCTCGTTCCCATCGTTGTGTCATAGCAGGCTCTTTAGTTTGTTTTTAGGCATTCTTGCTTCATTAAGTGCTTCTAAGAAGTCCTCACCGTACTTGTTTACCGCTTTCCTACGAATGACATATTCGCCGCGCTGTAGCTTGGCGTAGCCTTCGTCTGGCCCGTCTGGGTTAGGCCCAAGCAACGATCGAATCTTTCCGCCTTTCTCGTAACCAACCTCACCATCTGGCTTTTCTTCGTAGTCTGTAAAGCCTACGATCTTGCCGCCCATCGCTCCGCCTTGGGATACGTTGGCATCTTGCGCGGCTTGCTGTTGAGCTTGTTGCGCCGCCTGCTCTGCTAACTGAGTATTGGTTTTCGCCCAATCGTAGTTTTTAAGTAATCCGGTTTGGTTGAAGTAACCAGGCTGGAATTGTTGCACTTGAGATACGGCAGGTTGAACGCCAAACTCTAGCGTCATAGGGCGAAGGTTTGTGTAGCCAGCAGCACCAGACTGGAACTGAAACGGAACCTCTGGGGTTGGCGTTGTCTTGTAAAAGAACCCCGATGTTGGCGCAGCAAGGCTTGTTTGACCGCCACCCGTTTGAAACGGCACAAAGTTAGTCGCGGGGAGGTTAAACGTCGGTGGCATGTAGCGACTAGGATCAAACGTGCTAGGCGTTGTTGGCGTAGTCGTGGTTTGCCCTAACCCCATTTGGATAGATGACTGAACGTCTGCCTCTGGTACACCCATTGCTCGCAGCATGTCTGCTGTGATCTTGTTCTGATTGAACCAAGCGATCTTTTGTGCGCCCGTGTAAACATTCCAATCGCTCGGAAGAGTCATGCCGGCAGGCAGCTTCCATGTTGGTGGCGCTGCCGTACCGGTTTGTCCTAGCCCGTAAGAGATAGCCTGCTGAATATCAAACTCAGGAACATTGTACTGTCTGAGCATGTCAGCGGTTATGCCCTTGGAGTTAAACCAGTTAACTTTGTCTTGGCCTGTGTAGTATTGCCATTCAGGAGGCAGACCTAAACCAAGTTGCCCTGCCATCAGCGTTACAGCATCCTGGGAAGGATTACGCACCTCGGCAGTAGGAGCGTCTTGCAAGCCAAGAGCCGCGAATGCTTCGTCTGTTGCGTTAGTTGGGTCTACGTTCCTGATGTAGTTGCGTAGTTCAGCCTTAGACCTACCGGATGCAAGAAGCTGCTGGATATAGCCTTGTTTTGTAGCTAAAGGCGCTGCGGTATTCCACTGCACTCCGAATACATCGTAAGTGGGCGGAGGTGGTGGTGTGACAGGTTGGCTAGTAGGTATGCCAAGCAAGTCGTAAACAGTTTGATTTGCGTTAGCTGGATCTAACTCCGCAATCTTTGATTTGATTTGATCTGGTGTGATTCCAGCAGTCAATAGAGACTGAATGTAGCTCTGTTTAGTTGCGAGCGAGGAATTTGGATCCCATTCCAACCCAAAGACATTGTAGGTTGTAGCCATAGGTGTGCTCACATTGTTAAGAGGTTCTTGCGTGGATGCTTGCGGCGGTGGACTAACCGGAGGTGTAACTACAGGCGGAGGCTCCACAACTGGAGGCGGTGTAACAACCGGAGGGGGTGTAACAACCGGAGGAGGCGCTACAACCGGAGGAGGCCCCACAACTGGAGGCGGTGGAACGTATGGGGGTGGGTTTGGTATGCCTAGTAAGTCGTAATTTGCTTGCGTAGCACTTGCCGGATCTAGTTCAGCAATCTTGGCTTTTATCTGATCTGGCGTAATACCAGCAGCAAGCAAAGAGTTAACGTAACCCTGCTTTGTCGCTAACGACGAGCCTGAGTCCCAGTTAAGCCCAAATACGTTGTAAACAGGCGCAGGAGGCGGAGCCGGAGGAGGTGGCGGAACATACGGAGGCGGCTCGTAGTAAACCGGCTCTGGCTCGTAGTACACGGGTTCGTTTTGTACGGGAGGAGGCGTGTATACAGGAGGAGGAACATACGGAGGTGGCTCTGGGGGTGGAGCGTACCCGTTGTTAAGCATCCAATTGATTGAGTCGGTATCAACGCCAGCATTGAGCAATTCAGTCGTTGAGACATTGTTAGCGTTGAACCACGCGATCTTCTGCGCTGCGTCGTAGCTATCCCATCCAGCCGGTAGTTCGTCAACTAAAGCCATGATTACCCTGGTATCTCAATGTTAGACGTAATGCCTGCGCCGACTTTCATAGCCTTCATCTGCGCTTCTGCCTCGAACTCCATGCGCTTGAGTTCTAGCTCGGCTAGTGCTTTCTCTCTTGCAAGTTGAATGTCTGCCATAGCCTTCTGACGCTTGATCTCAATATCCGCTTGAGCCTGCGCCATCATCATTTGCACGGCAGGATCTGGGCCTTGTTGCTGAGGTTGTGCAAGTGCAGCATCAACCTCCGGTGTCACTTGCTTGAAGAACTCAGCCGAGTCTGCAAAGCCTGCTGCCTCAATCAACTTTCCGAGCGTCGCACGATATTGCGAGACAGACACTAAAGGATTGTTCGGGCCGTACGCTTGAATGATCTGCTCTTGTTTTGCAAGAACCATTGAGAGCATCGCCATCTTTTGCTCGATGTTCCCCGTACCAAGTCCGACATTCACTGATACATCGTACTGGTTCGACCACTCTCGCGGGTCGTACTGAACATACTGGCCGCGCATCCGAATGATGACTGCTTTGTCCTGGTACTTGCATAGGAGGTGTAAGAGTCCTTTGAATAAGTCTTTTACACCCGTTTCAGAGAAGATCCTAGCGACTAATTCGATCTTGCCTTGTGAGGCTTGCGTAAGGGCTGCTATAGCCGCAGCAGTCACGTTCTGTAGGATATTAGGATCTAACCCTTGGGAAGCCTCTGTAACGCCCGTACGCTTGGCCTGGATCGAATCCAGGTACTCCATGAACGGGAATACCTGCTGAGCAACAGGATTGACCTGGATAGGAACAAGTGCACCAGGATTCTTCATCCTGACCACACCACCAGGCGTAACACTCAAGAGATCATCGAGGTTGACCTGGCCTTCGACTGCACCCATGCGAGAGTTGTTCTGTAGGTAAAGGTTATCAAGCATCTGCCTCGTTAGAGTAGTCTTGATAAGCTGGAGATCAACTGTACGATCAGCAGGACAATCCCCAAAGAAGCGATGAGGTATCGGAATAGGGCAGAGGGTGTAAAACGGCACATAGTCGGTTTCCTCGTTACTTAGGATTTCATTCCCCGAAAAGTGAACCCGTCTTAGTTCTGCGATCCCATCTCCGTCGTAGTCAGTCTTTAGGTAACACTCGAACACTTCAACCGTTTGCATGGACTTATCGAGACTTGGCTCCATGTAAGGCTGCTCGTCTCGGTTGTACCTTGCAATGTACTCAGCAGAGAACTCAAGATCGTTGTAGACAGGCAGGTTCATCACGATCTCGGCATCAAACCCCATCGCAACTAAATCAGACCTTGTAATGAGTTTCCTGTGCGCAACAAAGGGTGTCTCTCTAACCGTCTTGCCTGCCTTAGAGATCAAGAACTCTTCGGGAGGCACATTCTCAATCTTGATCTTTCCGGTCTTGGTCTTACGCATGAGCGCGACGTTATGGACGCGCATCATTTGGCCGTCAATATCTTGCTCAACCGTCTCTTGCGCTGCGATCTCCATCGTGCCATCAGACATGATGAGAGCTAATTCATCGTCGGTAAGGTTTGCGTACTGCTCTTTAGTAACCGAGATCGAGTCATCCCAGTAGGCTTTGATAACTCCGACCTTCTGAAGGATCGCGTCCTTAAACCAGTCGTGCATGATCGAGATGCCTGGGTTCTGCTTCATGAGCACCCAGTTTGTATACTCGGTTGCTTGTTGGGCTAGCTGCTCATCTCCTGGGCCTACAGGCTCGAATACACCGATCTGGTCAGCAGAAGTAAAAAGACGCATGAGAGGCGGAAGCATCCCGTCTACCGCTTCCGCAACCTCACCGGTTACGATCTGACTGCGACCCTCTACCTCGTTCCCGTAGGGATCACGCATGTAGGCAGTAAGCGCATTCTTACGCTGCTCGACCGTCTCGGTCTCCAAGAAACCTATCGCGTTATCAATCTCACCTTGGAGAATCGCCTTTAATCGTCCGTCATCCATTTAGACCACCCAAGATACGTTAGGTTTCAGCGGCT